CGGCAAGAGGATACCCGATCGTCGAGCTGCCCGCGCCGCCGCCACCTCCACCGGCTGTATTCGATGAATTTTGTCCGCCGCCCCCGCCCCCGCCACCCGCATTCGCGTCAACAAAGACGAGCGTGATCCCCGCCGGTACGACCCAATTGTTCGCGCCCGTCGCGGTGATAACCGACGCGGTTTGCTTGTAGGGGCCATATTCGAGCGACATCAATTTACCATTCCCGCGCGGTGAAGGTCTGCCCGGTGGTCGCGCCGAAAATCGAGACGGCGGTTGTCGGCACGCCGGTCTCGGGCGGTTCGTAATAAGACCCCGCCGGGAGCCACAGACTTGGCTGCGTCGCCGCAGCCGTCCCGACCGAGGAAATCCACAAATCGGCCGTCGAATTGTTCTGGATCAGGAACCCGCGCCGCGCGGTATTCGCCGCCATCAGAACCTGTGCCGCGCCGCCCGAGGTTACGGTGCCGGATTTGTCGGTATATGTCGCTTGGCTGCCGGTGATCGCGATGGTGCCAGCAGGCAACCCCGCAGGCGTAATCGCCCCGGTGTCCATTTCTGACGACATGGGCGCCCCCTATGCCGCGCGGTACGGGATGCGGACCAACGACACGTTGCCGGTGGTCATCGCCGCCCCGCAGGTGATTTTGTATTTCCCCGGCCCCAGGTCGAACACCGCCGATGTCGTCGTCGCCGTGGGAGTCAGGTCTTGATAGTTCGTGCCATCGCGGGTCAGTGCCGCAAGCTGGACGCTGAACGTCCCGCTCGAATAGCCGGTTAGATGATACCGGCCTCCGATAAGGTAGTAGGGGCCGATCACGTCGTTGTTCGTCGCGCCGGTGCCCGCGAAGCCGTCACCCCCGAAGTCGATAGGCGTTACAGCCACGCTCTACCTCCAAATCGTCGGCTGGGTCATCGCCAGGATGTTCGCGCCCTTGGTGGCCGAGAAATAATAGGTCTGCCCCCCGACCGGCACGACGACCGGGCTGTAGCCCTCGGCATCCATCGTCAGGATCACGTTCCCCGCGCTGTCGTAAAGCGTGGCGACGCCGGGGTCATTCAGACTGACCGGCTGAAACGTGACGATCGCCTGCCCTTCGCCGAAGGTAAAATTCCCGGTCGCGACGTTGCTCTTGACCGCCGGGAACGAAGCGGTCGGGCCGGTCGGGATCGGCGCCGTCATGCGTCAGCCCCGATTTGCCGGCAGATTGGCCCCGAGTCCATTGAGACCGTTCTGCTCGATCCACCGCACGAACCGGGCGATGCCGTTGAGCGCCTGCCGCTGCGTCAGCGCCTGATCGACACGGAACTCGATCTTGTCGGCGGCCGTCGATGACGAGCCGACATGATCGGGGTCTTTGGAGATCGTGTCGTAATCTGCCGTAATCGACATAAACCAATCGGCCATAGGCTGCTCCCTAGATCGGCCACTCGGCCCAGATATAGGTCATGTTGACCGCTAACAGCGCCGCCGTATTCGTGATCGCCATCACCGTATCCGGCCCGAAGACGATTTCGCCGTTGAACGGAAAATAGCAGGGCGTATCGCCGACCGCCGTCAGGTAGTTGCGGAAGATCGGCATCACGATCGGGTTCGCCGCCGCGTTGGTCATCGTCGCCGCCGAATAGGCTTTCGCCAGCGACGTGCGGCTGCCGGCACCGAGCGGCAGCGAGTACGCGGTGAGGTCGGTGATCGAGGTCGGAGCCCCGCCGGTCGCCGTGGCGTTGATCTGGAACTCCATGACGAACTGCTTCAGCGCGACCTCGATCGTGACCGACCCGATGCCAAGCGCGACGAGTTCGACATTCACCCCGGAGCCGGCGGGATTGCGGATGCCGGCCTTCGACGCGAGGGTCGTGGCCGGCGCCGGGATGGTCACACCGGCAATCAGCGTCGTCGAGATGAACAGGTTGCCGCGCGCGGCTGCGGCATACCACCTGCCATGTACGTCGCTGACGCGCTGCGCCCCCTGCCGGTCCATCGACAGCGGGGCGAACGCGCCATCCTGGTTGCTTTCCGTCGCCGGGTTGCGAACCTGCCCCGCCAGGGTGACGGCGTTGCCGGGCAAAATAGAGGTCTGCATGGCGCGCTCCTTATGCCGGCATGATGTAATCGACCTTGCACCATGGCACCGGGGCGCCGCTCGTGGTCGATGTGTTGGTGAAGCAGATGTCTAGGAAGCCGCCCGGATCGGACGACAACCCGGACGCCTGCCACAGCGGTTGCAGCGTCATCGCCGGGAGGAAGGTGCCGGCCTCGAAGGTGATCTGCGTCCATCCCGTCTGGATGGTTTTCATGTCCACCGCCGAGGCGAACCTGTCGGCATCGATCGCCGTATCAGCCGCCGCGACGTTGGTCGCCGAGGTGCCGTCGTTGGCGTTCGAGTAGTAGACCCCGACATCGGCATCGAAGGTCGTGACGCTTGCCGTCACGGCCCAAAAGACGGCCTGGACCATCGCGTTTGAGGGCAAGCGGACCATGCGCAGGATGCCGCCGGCGGTAGCGCCGGTGGTGAGCGCGGCGGTGCTGCCGACGATCGAACGCAGCACCCCGGCGCCGCCGAACCCCGCCGACGTGCGAACCGCCGGGTTGGCGTTGAGGTTGGTGATCGCGGGGCTGAGAAGATTGGCTTGTGCGGGCATTTCTCTGCTCCTCGATTACGGCGCCGTCGGGTCAAAACCCGTCGAATCAGCCGCATTTATTTGGACCACTTTGAACAATTGCGTTCTCGTTGCCCCCGCCGACAGCATCGCGTAAATCTGCCAAGGCTGGCTGGTCAGATCGACGCGGTTGTCGATCTTCACCATCATGTCCTTCCATAGCCCGAGATGCAGGCCGGAGCGGACGAAGGCGAGGCAGTTGCGCAGGGTGTTCGAAGAGCTGGTGTTGAGCCGCTCGCTGACATAGATGTCGAACCCGGCGAGGCGCTGGACGCCGCCGCTCTGGACCGTCATGCCGTCATTGTAATCGCGGTTGATGACCTCCTGCTGTTTCTTGAGGTCGCTTTCCTGCTGCGAGGAAATGATGACGCAGGGTCGCTCGGCCTGGATGTTGACCTGCGCGTGCCGCATCACCCGCCACGCCTCGACCAGTTTCGGGTAGGTCATGCCGGTGGAGGCGCTGGCGGCGAAGGTATCCGCGACGAGATAGCCGCCCGAGGTCGATACCGTCGTTGAAAAGCTCTCGGTCGAGTAGTTGGAGCTGTCGACGCCGGTGCTCGCCGTGCCGTTCGCGGCGTTGATGAGCAGATCGTCGAAATAGCGCCCGCCGGCCGCGGCGATGGCCTCGCTGATCCCCGGCTTGGGATCGACGATGGTGCGCAGCTCGTCGAACTGATCTACCAGGACCGCGATGTCGCGGTCGTTGGGAAAGACCCAGCGCCGCGTCTCTTGCGGGATTTGCGGCACGAGCTGGCCGTATCGGCTGCCCGGCTGCTTGAATTCCAGGACGCCGATCTGGTTGACGGGCGAGGCTGCCTTGCCGGTATAGGAACCGACATCAACGAGGCCGCGCAATATGGATTGCGTCTGTTGCAGCAGCATGTCCAGTTTGGACGTGTACTGCACAGTCAGCATCTCGACTTCGTAGGGGTTAGCGCCGTAGTTGGGGGCCATCTACCCTATTCCTCTGAAAAGGTTGACCGAGAAATCTCGGCCGTATCCTCACCAGAGGGGGCCAACTGGCCTTCCGCCCGTATCCGGGGTATGGCGGCGCTGTTGCCCTATGGCACATTCGCCGGGCGAATGTAAAGCCTATTTTTTATTCGCCCGCCCGAAGTGCCGGCCCTTATCGGCTCTCAAGAATTCCTTGGCTACCGAAACCGGAGGCACCTTCTTGCCCTCGGCCGCCAGCTTCGCCCGGCCGGCGGGCGTGGATGCCATCGCGAAAAGCCTGTGCTGTCTGCCCGTCGCGCTCGGCATCAGCTCGTCCTCAGCCTGTCGCGCCGCGCGCCGAACTCGGCCACCATTGCCGGGGTCTCGTTGAGCAGCCAGACGACCTTTTCGTCGTCGGTGCCGGAATTGATGACCCGCAGCTTCGGGTCGTGGCGGCCAAAGATCAGCGGGTTATTCGGATGCAGCTTCCACGGCGCGGGCTTTGTTGGGTCCATCAGCGCGTCGGAATATTGCGCGTCGAGTTCGGCGATGATCCAGCCCCAATGCTCGGCCGTGACGTACATATCGGTCGAGACCTTGATGAGCCCCGAGATCACCTGCAACTGCCGGATGTATTGGGTCCGGGAGGGGTGGTCGCGGACGTAGACGATCTGCTTGCTCACTGGCGCGGCACCCGGCTCGCGGCGTCGATCGCCGTCAGCTTCTTCCACGTCTCCACGGTATCGGTATCGCCAGCGAGGAATTTGGCGCGCAGTCCCGGGTCGGTCGTAAAGGCGTCGAGGCGCTGCCTGGCTTCCGTCGGCGTCAGGCTGGCAGTCGGATCGACCATCGGTATTCCGGTGCCCTGGTGCATCGGCCGCTCGTTCATCTTCGCGCTGAGCGCCACCAGCGCATCGACGCTCTTGCGGTAATCCTCGGCCGGCAGGGTCGCGATCAGGTTCATCAGCGCGGGCGGCAACCCGGCCGCCTCGACCGCCCGGCCGGCAGAATACAGCTTGAAGTCGTGATCGGCGCCGTAGGCCATGCGGAGATGCGCCGCATTGGTCGCCTTGGTGGTTTCGGCTGCGGCGGCATCAGCCGCTTCCGAAGTCTCGGCCCGCTCGGTCAGGGCCGCCGCCAGGTCGAGCGCCGCCGCGATCGGCAGCTTGTGCTTGACGGCGTATCCTCGGATAAAATCAGCGTCCTCGAGCGCGAGGTCGGTGCCGTCCCTGAATTTTACGCCGTCGAACTTGTATTCCTCGGGTGTCTTCGGCGTCACCATCCCCACGATACGGTCGTAGGCGGACTGGAATGTCGGATCGCTGGCGTCCTTCGGCAGCCGGAGCACTTGGTCGGCCGGGACGCCGATCAGCTTCTCGGCGGCGAGATGCGCCTTTGCCGCCTCCGCGAACCCCGCCGTGATGTCGGCGGCCTTAGTCCAGCCTTTTGCCGTGGCGTGCGCCTGTATCTCAGGATCGAGCGTCGAATACCACGGCCCTGCATCGCTCATTGCCGATCTCCTATAGCGCGGCGAGGCGCGAGGCTTGCCGCCTCAGCGTTTCAAGCGCCTCGTCGATCAGATATTGCGCTTGGTCGATTGCGTCCATTTGGGGGCGGATAGGCTCAAGACGGCCAGTTTCGGCGGCCTGGGGCGGCGGCGCGTTGGGTGGCGGCGGGGGAACGCCGAATAGCTGATTAGCAAGCTGTTCGATCCCTAAAGCGATTTCGTTTATCTCGGCCACATGCTTCTGCGCCCGCTGCCGAATACGGGTCGTGACCCGCTCGTCATTGGTCGCAACGACACCGCTCATATCGGCGGCGGCCCTCATGGCGTAATCGGCTCGCATCGCATCGCTCATTTCCTACTCCCTAGCCGTTGGTAAAGTCTTCGGGCCGGATGCTCGGCATCCCCTTCCATATCGCGTAGAGGTCCGCCGGCTCAAGGTTGAGGTGTTCGAGGATGTGCAAGCCGACATCGCGCCGCCCTTGCACCCGGCCCTGCTTATACGCATCGCCGTGCTGCGGCGCGGGAGCCAGGACGCCGGTGAACTCGATGATGTCGGCCATCAGGTGCCGCTTGCCCTCGGGCGAACCGAATGCCCGGAGATAGGCGCGGCGGCGGGCCGGCAGATCGACGGCGACTTCCTGCCCGAAAATCCGGTGGGCGAGCCTGCTTAGGTCAATCATCGCTTCGTCATGTGCCGCCGAATCTGGCCCGTCGCCCGGTTGTTGCGGGCAATCCGCATCTGCACATGTCCATCCTCAACCCAAAATTCGATGTCGTGAACCAGCCCACAATCGCAGCACGCCATCTTGTACGGCCGCACATCACGCATTACCGGCTGCACGACACGGGACCATCGGCCATCAACGGCATCTTCTAGTCGATAGCGCGCCATCATTGCACCGTCTGAGGCATGACCGGCATCTGACCTTCGGGTACGCCGCTCAGCGTCCCGCCGATATTCTGCCCGGCACCGGCCTTCGCGGTGATCGCGCGAGCCTTCTCCTGCGCGGCGAGGCCTGGCAGCGACTGGATGTACTCGCGGCGGCGTGCGGCCTCGGCGGCGGCCTTGCGCTGCGCCGCGACCTCCTGCGGCGTCGACATCCATTCCTCCGGCGCGCGTTGGTTCGCGGCAATCGCCGGCACCGCGCGGTCGAACGAGAAGTGGTAGAATACCGAGGGATCGCCGCCCTGCGCCTGGGAAATCTGCGACGCCATCTCGACCGTGCGCATGTAGCCGCCAACCGCCGGCATGTCGAGCGCCTGGGCCAAGGGCGAGGTGAATTTCGTCTCGTAGGCGTTCCCCGCCTCCTTGACGACATCCGGCGCCGGCGGCAGCTTCCCCATCCGCGCCAGCAGATCGATTTCGCGCTCGACCAAGGGGCCGCCGTATTCGGTGTATTGCCGGGCCAGCGGCGACAAAAAGATGCCCTGCTGGATCGCCATTTCGACGACCTCACGCGCCCCGCGCTGCGGCCCCTTCTGCTCGAAAAGCAGTGAGAACAGATCGTTGAGCCAGATGCCGCCCATGACCCGTTCCATCTTGCCCATCAGCTGCTCGGTGATCTGTATTTCGCCAGCAGGCTTGAGGTGGACCATCGGGCGGCCCTCCTCATTGACGCCGCCGAAGATGTTCTTCCCAGCGCCACGCTGGAAGTCGAACAGCTCGTCCTCCGGCAACAGGTATGAGGGGTCGCCCGCCTCGACGGCGGTGCGCAGGTAGGCGTCCATCCCGGCGTTGAGGGTCTTGCCCGTCGCGAGCGAAATCTGCCCTGGGCCACGGCCGAGCCACTCGCCCGGGGCCTGGATATACCGGCCCATCGGCATCGGAAACGAGTAGTAGCCGTCCTGCTCCACGATGCAGCGGCCGGTCAGGCTGACGTAGATGCTGGTCCAGGGCTTCCCCTGCGGGGCGAATACCTTGTAGGGGTCGTAGTCGGCGCGCGGGATGACGAATTCGAGGAAGTCGAATTTCGTGAAGATGTTGCCCTTTTCGAGCGCCGCGTTCAGCGTCTGAAATTTCGGCTCGGTGGCGATGTCGGGCCACCTGCTGAAAGCCTCGCGCGCCGTCCATTGTATCCAGCGGATATAGCCGTCGATGCGGCCCTGGTGGTTTTGCAGCGGATACGTCTCGCCGGGCGTGATCCCGCGATAGGCGAGGCCGGGCGGGTAGACGCCGGGGCGCGGGTCCAGCTTCTCGACGAACATCGCCATGTTGCCGAACACGCCGAGGCTGTGGAAATTCTGCTGGTTCTGCCCGTGGAAATTCGCCACGGCGGCGTAGCGCTCGGCCCACAGGATGCGGCTCACCTCCTGGTAGTAGAGGCGCGCTTCACGCTGCTTCTGCAAATAGGGGTCTTGCGCCCTGATCTCCGACCACATGCTGTTGAAGGGGGTTATCAGCGCGTCGCAGATCGCCATGAAGCGGAAGGCCATCAGCGAGCCGGTGCTGTCCACTTGGTACTGCGTGTATTTGCTGCCCTGCGCCCGCACGCTGCCAAAGGCGAAGCTGCCCCGGTACTCGGGCCAGTAC